TTCGGTTTACTCTTTGCAATCCTGATATGTAGCTCATTGTCTGCATATGGACCAAGTTCTGATTCAGCAACACCGGCCGGTGGCCTCCAAAATGTCAAAACACACAATCCTTTTCGGAACCATACTTGCCCCCCTGCCAAATCCCTTGCCGATGCTGGTGGATAATAAGTTACACCATCTTTCGTTATTGGATGCTGATCCCGAACGTGTGTGATAATGCAGTTGTGTCGGTTCGTTTTACGTGCATTCTTTCTTGCATATCCTAAAATCCTGCTCAAATACTTGTCTTCCCTTCCAAGGTCATTAGGTTCGAACTTTTCAGTCAGTTCATTCCAAGGATCGATTGTCGTTGTTTGGATAGTTGTTTCAAGTTCACGTTCTATTTGATCGACCAATTTGTAAAAGTCTTCAACATTCAGGTCTTCGTCTATTGGATCAATAACAATGAAATGTTCGTTTATAAAGTATTCCGCTTTTGTTCGTTCCGCTTCATTCATTTCATTATCCCCTTTGATATACCGCTTTCCAATGTATTTATGGCATAACTCCGAAAAGATATCCTTTGCGTCACCCGTTTCCGGTGAAAAAATAACGTGCTTCCATCCGTGCAAACATGATAAGTTGATAAGTAGTTCAAACCAAAATTCCGTTTTCCCTGATGCTGGAGCTGCTCCGATGTAAGTTGTGCATCCAAGTTTGATCGTATACGGGAATTGTTCCCATTTCCATCCTACTTCAGCACCCCGTTCAACACCTTTTTCCCGATATCGGTCAAGTTCCGGTTTGATTGTTTCAAGTCTTTTATACATCAGTTGTCAATTATTATCGGGTGAAATGCCTGAATTACTTTCGCTTGTTTAGTCGTATCTGAATACTTTTCCAGCGTTTCGGCTCTGCTGAAGAACTCAATTGTGCAATATTGATAATTATTTTCCCGATGGTATTGGTTCTTTTTACAGTTGTTTATGGCAGTTGTGATATCGGCTTTTGTATATCCTTCTTTTAACCGTGCATTGTATTGCTTCCTTGCTTTGTCGCTTACCACTTTGAATTTTCTTTCAAAAGAATTATTCACAAATAGGAGCAAGGCTCCGAAATCTATTATTTCTTCTTTCTCTTGTACTTTCTCTTTCTCTTTCTCTTGTACCGCAGGGGCTTCATTACCCCCTTTCGTACCCCCTTTCGTACCCCCTTTCGTACCCCCTTGTGAAGGGTTGCCAACTTTGGAAATATATCCTTCCATTTGTGCCTTTATCGAATGCTCTTGAGATACATAAGCAAAACGAGCCAAACCGGTTAAATCAGGATCAACATTTTCAAATTGCTTTTTCAATAAGGCCCAAAGGAATTCTAATTTTTCTTTATCTGGAAGCTCATTAGCCACCTCAAAATAACTGCGATAAAATTTAAATGCTTTCCTTTCTTTCATTTCTTTTCGTTTAGGCAATAAAAAACCCGACCATTTTACTCGCGGAGTCTCACGTCGCTTTCAAATAGTCGGGTAGTAATTCCCTTTTGATTCACTATAATTGAGACTCGAATCGTTTACAAATATATGAATTAATGATCAACAACTAATTTTATGCTATTCGCAAATGCATGGATTTTTTCAACAGCTTCATTAAATTGTGGACTTTCTTTAGTATTGAATCCAAATGTGGCATCATGCTGATTGCGTTCAAGCCAATTTAAAAAGTCATTAATTCGTTTCTTTTCATCATGTTTTCCTTTAGGAAATTGATCGAGTGATTCGAATAATGCTTGTAATTGAATTTTTACCGCAAATGATAAGTTAATCGTTTTTTCTGGTGTCATTTCTCTTTAATTTTATTAAATAACCTTCGCAGTAAATAACCCCGAATAATGCTTGCAACGGTGAATACAAGCGTTATAATGATGTTCTGAGTTACAGATACCGGAATGTTCAAAAGTGGATAAATAATGATCTGAATTAAGAAAGACACCGCCAGACCTATAAAAGTCTGAACGGTGCTTTCAATAAAACTATTTCTCTTCGATTGCATCAAAAATAGATATTTGTTCTACTTCATTTTTAAATCTAGTTTCAGCCAAAGATAAATTTATTTTTGCCTGCTTATAGTAACTATCTTTCAACTCGATACCGATTGCTTTACGTCCGAGTGATACAGGGCTATAAACCTCCGATCCAACACCCATAAAAGGAGTTAATACAACCTCTCCTTGATTTGAATATAACTCAACAATACGATCAATTACATCCAGCTGTAACGGGTGAACGTGCTTTTCGTCATCTTCTTCTTTTGAATCCCTGAACGGAAGAACATTGTCAATCCTTACATCATCCCAAACAGATGAAGCATAACGCTGCCAAATGTAGTGTGATAGCTTATTTCCTTTCGGGTCATCATGATTCTTGTACTTTCTGTTAAGTAAATCCCAAAGCTGTTCTGCGTTTAGATCACTGTTGTTTGCATTGTTCCATGCCTGAAGAATATTCGGCAATACGGGTGTTTCTCCAAAGTAACGAAGCAATCCTTTTTCATGCGTTACAGGCACTTTATTTTCTCCTTTTTTTGTGAAGATCAGCATATAGTCAGGCATAGCAGTAAAGCATTTCGTGCTATCCTCAACGATGAATTTATGCATAAGGCTTTGAACCATTGTACGCATACGAACCTTTAAAGGCTCTTTCCAAATGGTTATACGGTTACGGTATTCAAAACCGTACTTTTCATGTATGCGAATTATCTCATGTGGGAAATCCCAAAGGCGACAAGTATTATCGAACACATCTGTACAATGAACAGCTGTGATCCTTCCCGGCTTCGTTACTCGAGCGATCTCAGCAACAAGAAACTCGTATTGTTCCAAGAACTGTTCCTTACTTTCACAGTTTGAAAAGTCATGTTCAGAACTTGAATAGTTGTAAAGCCCTGCAAACGGTGGGGAATACACTGATAAATCAATGCTTTCTTTGTCAAGTGTTGGTAATACCAGCATACAATCGCTGTTATAGATTGCGTAGTTTTCTGTGATCAACTGATCTTTTACTTTGTTTTCCATAATTAAATAAATGAAGGTTTGATTATTTCCTGATTAAATTCTTTTACCCTGTGTTCAAATGAACTGTTAACATTCTTGGTTAAGTTTTCGTATAGTTCAATTGCTTTTTGTGTTTTCTGTTGCAGGGCTTCAACAACTCGCGTTTGGCCGTCAGATATAACCATGTCAATAGTAACATCTTTAGTCTGTCCGAAACGCCAAAAGCGTCTAATTGCCTGATAGTATTGTTCGTATGACCATGTAGGAAAGAATACAGAATGTTTACAATGTTGCCAGTTAAGCCCCATTCCTGTCATCTTAGCCTTTGTGATAAGACGTTCAATGTTACCGTCTGCAAAGTTCATAAGAATATCCTCTTTCTTTTCGATTGACATTGATCCAATGATCTCGACCGCTGATTTATCGTTTTCACGTAGTATCTTGCTTTCGTTGTTGGTGTTGCACCAATATACAGAAAGTTTACCGGACGCTAATTCAATAGCCTTTTCGCATCGTTTTTCCTCGGTCTGTTTTTGTTCGTGCCTAACCTCAGTCATTGACTTTGCGATAGGCGTAAACATTTGAACCTGACCATTAACATCAATCAAAGACTGATTTTCGACAATGTGTTGATTAACGATCAATTCAGGTAGGTTGTAACGATCATTTGAAAATCCTATATCTGAAGGCATCTTTACCATGATCGACCACTGATTAACCCATGCAAAGAAATCCTTTTCAGCGTGAGGCTTTAAATAGAACTTTTCGCCTATGTTTCGATTGTTACTATCAACGCTGTTCTGATTATTTTTGAAGAACTTTCCAAGCATATCCATATAACCCATGTACCCCAAAGCCTCAGAGCTTGTACCTAATTCTATAAAGTCATTAGGCGAAGGTGTTGCAGTTGATAGGTAACGGTACGGTACTTTTTTGATGAATAAGTTGATCTGATTCTTAATCTTACCGTCGAAGTTCTTTAGGATCGAACTTTCATCCAAGATAACCCCGACAAAATCTGAACTATTCAGGTAATGTAAGCGTTCGTAATTACATATTACTATGCTCTTTGTGTGTTCGCCTTTGATAGTTTGCTGAATGTCATCTATTCCGATTCTTTCAGCTTCTTTGAGGAACTGAAAACCAACTGCTAAAGGAGTTAATATCAACACCTTTTTGTTAGTATGGTTAACGATGTTCTGAGCGATCGACAACTGAATCAAAGTCTTACCTAATCCAGTGTCAGCAAATACAGCGATACGACCTTTACGAACGGCTTTCTCAATGATGTACTTTTGAAAGTCAAAAGCACCATCTGGAAACCAATTTGTATTGAAGCCAAAATCGCCTTCTGAATGCTTTTTGTTTTCTAAAAATTGTAGATAATCATTCATTATGCTTTTGTTTTGTCGGTTAATACTGTTGGATTTACTTCCTCAATCCAGTCTTTTAAAATTTTGATTTTTGTTTTCATTTATTTGTGATTTATTTGATTGTTAATTCGTTTCTGTGGATCAATTTAAAGTCCATTTGATAAAATACCCTTTCATTATTTCCGTATTTACTGACCTCTGAAGAGATAGGATATAAACCGTCTTTGATCCATTCCCTCCAACTATCCCGGACCAATTGCCTTTTATGGAAATGCTTTGAATGGTGAAGGTGATGACACACAGCGTCATGTCTTTCTTTGTTTCCGTAAAGTAGTTGCGCAATTCGTAGTGTTGTATACCCTTTTTCGATCATGTACCGGCACACTTCACGTTTCATCTGTACGTAATATCCACCCCGATATTTAAATCGGAAGTATTCCTGAAAGTCGGAATCAGTTAGTTCGAATTGATTATCAATGTAATGCTCCCAGCTCATCGTTGATTAATTGCATTTAGATAGTCAAGGTAAAGAGTAACGTTGAAGGATCCGCCTTTGTCATCATGTAGTGACTGACCTTTCCACCAGCGTTTCATTCTGGCAATGTTAGGCTTT